AAAAACAGAGTAAGCAAAACATTATGAATACCGTTATTCACCCCAGACGTAACATCGATTACGGTGTTTCTTGTAAAAAAAGACCGAATGTTGTTAGTGTAGGTGTTTTAGGGGCAAAGAAGGTGGTAGTTCCAGATTCTACGAGAATCTCTGTTGTTCTTCTCATCATTCTCATGTTAGTTGTTGCATTACGGAGATGAAATACACGAGACGTTTCTTTGATATAGACGTCTGAATTACACCTGGGATGTATTTCTTAGAAAATTTAGTAACAAAATCCACTTGCCAAGCACTTCCCATATCTATGCGAGGTGGTTGAAATGTGGGATCAAGAATTTTAATAGAATTAATCAACCTAACGTAAAAACGAGGATCGTGTTTCGTGTAGAGGAGCTGATCCAAGAATAATTCAGCCATTCGTTGGAGAACCTCGATAGTCTTTACAACCATAGCATCTAGAAATTTGTAATAGTCCGAAGAGCTAGTATAATTCCATGAAATTTGACTCCAGTCCCCAACAGGTTGGGTGTTTAAGTAATCTGTATACGTGTTATACTGCATACGTTTGTTGTTCCATTTGTCGTATATGATTTCTACGTAGTTCAGGTCCGAATCTACGTCATAAACATACTTAGCAGTGGACAGAATGTTTAGAGACATATGCTATAAAGGGGGATCTTGTCTCTAAGTAAAAAAATACTTGTTGTAAAATGGGCACCTAAGTCGATGGTATTTATGTAAAAAACTAAGTTCAAAATGTATTCATCTATAGCGAATAACAGTTTTTCCTATCTCCTTACCCTAGATGACATTCGTAAAAAATTACCAGATGATCTCCGCCCTTCGTGGGTGAAAATCACGACGATCACTATGGTATCGAGCTTTATCCATAAAATCGATATAAAAAAGTTGAGAACCATATTTGAAACTATTGGAACCTACAAGATGAGGCGTGAAGATTCAGACACGGAAGGTTTCGAGTGGAAGTTGAAACCCACTACATTCTACAACCAAGTCACTTTAACGTATAACGATACCTACAGCACAAAATCCGTTAAAGTGTTTCCGAATGGGAGTATTCAAGTCGCTGGTTGTTGTGATATTTTTGATTGCAAACGTGTCATTACACAACTCGCATATATATTCAAAAACTTCTTGGGTATGGAGATAGACGTTCCTGTTGATTCGTTTAGGGTCGTGATGATAAACTCAAACTTCAGTCTAAACTACAACGTGAATCTACACCAAGTCGCTAACTGGTTTGAAGAGTATAATGATATATTCAAAGTATCGTTCGAGCCCGATCGTTATTCAGCGGTGAAGATCAAGTTCAAGCCATCAGAAGACATGAAAGAGATCACAACCAGTATCTTCAGCACTGGTAAAATCATCATCACGGGGGCTGAGACCCTAAAGGAAATCGCATTCGCTTACAACATCATCAATCAGCACATCAATGAGAATCCCCAAATTCGGGTTTCTCCCACCGAGGATACAGATGTTTTTGATATTTACCTTGGTTACAGGTGTGATCCCATGGTCAAACACCTAAGGGAAAATGGTTTCAGTTCTTGGATGCACACCATTACCAACCGCCGAATTAATTTCTAAATTTATAATAACACTATGTCGCAACGACTTGGAATGGCTGACGGCAGGTGCTTTACCGTGCAAACATCAGCCCAATTACTTAACAACCACATCATGAAGAAAAATGGAATCACATTCGAAGATAATTACTCTTTCAGGCAACTTCTTCAAAAACAGGGTCCCGCCGTGATGAAGGCTGTTCAGGCCGAACAGGGGACGGGTAGTTGCAACACCTGCGACAAACCCCTATTGAAAACACCCAACACGTATTAAGTGAGAAAAATCTTAAAAAAAACTTTACACCCATACTCTAGAATGCATACATGTTCCATTTGTCTCAATGACGTCAGGGCTACGAGGGCAAATCCTCCGCTCAGATGTGGACATGTTTTTCATTCCCGCTGTCTAGAGGAATGGAAGAAACAAGGTAAGAATACATGCCCAGTGTGTAGAAAGATATTCGATACCGCAAAGTTTAAAGTGGTAGTGACGATACAAAACAATGTAACAGTAGCTTCAAACTCTGTGACATTGACTGAAAATTCAATATTTAGTGTTTTAGATATTTTTGATATTAATTTTGATCTTGAAGAACTACCCGATTTAGACAGTCTTCTTAGTGACCTTGGGGTGAGTCTTTCCGACTTTGATTCCTCTATTCTTGACACAGAATGAACTACAGTATCTCTCATAGTTCAGGCCAGGGTAGTTTCTCGAACTCTCACGAGGATCCTTAATGATTTTGCCCTTTGCGTCGGTTAAAAGTGGACCGGTAGCCCAGCCACGTTTATGACTAAACAGATTAGCCCTGAATGTTATACGCTTGCCTACCTTGAAAGCACCTCCCTTTTTAATCCTCGATTCAGGCACTTTGAAAAATTTAGCCACTGACCCGATTGTATCAGCTGATTTGATCTTGTACTCAACTACACCATGCTGTTTATAGAAGTGAAAATCACCCTGTCTGATATAGTTTGAAGCTCTCCCCGGCGAAACGAACATCATGACTTTGAAGTATCCTTTTTTACATTTTGTTGTCGCACCCGTCTTGTACACACTTTTGGGATTATCTGATACTACGCGCTTAGGGAGTCCAGTGCAATGGGTATACGAGTGGTTTCCATTCGATAGACCAGAACGATCACCCGGGACAGATTTCTGCCACCTATACGATTCGTAATCACCTACCGCATATGCGTAACAATTATTGTTATCAACACCCGTCGAAGATCCCCACCGCCTTGTTGTAAACTTACTTTCGTTACCACTCAGGGGGAGGATTTTCATCGTACATTGTACTCAGAAAAAAATATTTACTTGTATTAAATGTTACACGCTCGCAACAAGTCGGAAATGCTACAGGAAATGCTGATGTTTGTGCTCAATCTTCTCATTAGCACATTCGTGCTCCGCCTCGTGTGGAACAGCTCCCTCGTGAAGCACCTCAGCTTCGCCAAGCCCATCAAGACTCTTCTTGACGCGTTCATCCTCTCTCTGACCATCCAAGTCGTGCGAGGTATCTAAAATTGTTTATAACCAACCGTTTTTTTACCAGATGGGTCTACAGTAGTCGGGAAAGCAGTCATACCAGCACACTCACCCTTGTCGCAATCGACGAAGGTGAATGGCTTGCCTGACTTTTCCATATACTCCAACTGTTTACGAGTCCAACCACAACCCATGGTCCCGTAAATAGTATATTTAGCTCCACCCATCTCTTTGGGGGATTTTTTCATACAAGCTTTGGAGAGTGCGAAGATGATGACAATTAAGAGTAGAGCCGGGATGAGATACATTTACTATGAGCTGAGATTTAATTTTCGTAGATTCCTCACCATCGATTCAGTCATAGCCCAAGCCTTTTGTGGAGCGGGTCTCTTGGTGGGTCCTTTTTTCACCTGACCCTTCTTCAAAGCTGCAACCGCGCGTGCATACGCATCCTTACCACCACCCGTGTTGGGTAAAGAAGCTGCAATCGCGCGTGCATACACATCCTTACCACCACCCGTGTTGGGTGCAGGTGTTTTAGTGATGATAGTTCTCTTTTTGGGTTTGGTGAGGGTTTTGAGGAATGTCATGACTCGACGTTCCTTTTTCTCACCAGTGAAAAAGGGATCTCCCAAAACTTTCTTGAATCCTTGAATATCCCCTTTGCCCTCATCTGGACCAATACGACGTAGAATAGTTTGTTTTTTCATTACCACAACACCTAGATACTTTGTAGGGATGACAGATTTGATAAATTCGTGTATCTTGCGCTCATTCACATTGTTAGGTCTAGTCACTTTAATCCAAACAGTATTCAGGAGGGTGTGTAAATCATATAGGGGGTTGGATTTCTTTGATATTCCCACATATTCGTATCCACCACTTGAAACAAGGGGATTAGTTATCCCAGGAAAAATTGATAGTCCAAAATCAATCATAACAGCTTCCACACCACCGTTTGAGATCTTGTATGATTGATTTCCCCCCAAACGTATCACAATGTCCTTGGTCGGCACAGGGCGTATGAGAATGTTACCACCGTGGAGATCATGGTGTCTGAATCCAGGGATTTCCTGTTTAATTCTATATAAATTGTACAAAACTTGGAGCATGACAGATTTTATCGCTTCCAACGACGGACTAGTATTCCACCAGTCATCAAATTCTCTACCTTTGACGAGTTCTAGATAAAGAATGTCCACACCATCACATTTCTTGTACATGTACATATCAGGAACACCATAACTTTTCAAACGTTTTGCAACTTTGTATTCGAACGCGGCTGACCCAAGTGCATTCTTCTTCGTGTCTATCTCTTTATAGGCAACATAGCGACGACCATCGTCGTTGATACTCCCCCTGTATACTTTACCATATTCACCTTGACCCAACATCTCACCTTTAGAACTTTTCAATGTTCCATATGGCCAATGTGGAACCTTTAAAAATGCACCTGGAGTACACGCCTTCTTACCCCGTAATAATTTCTTAAGATTTCTCTCGATGTTAGTTGACATGCTGCCAACTTTGCTAGAAGATTTCATGTTAGTTGACATGCTGCCAACTTTGCTAGAAGATTTCATGTCAGCACACAGTTCTTTCGTGGTCTTCAACACCTTTTTGTAGAGTTGACTCTCTGGGAGGAGTTTTTTGGCTGCCTGAACAACATTTGCCTTCTTGTGGTATTTACACT